CTTGATCGCGCAGACAGTCACCCGATGGATCGAACGCTAGGTGAATAGATGGCAGGCACCCGGAGCGGATTTAACGCCAAGACGCGGCAGCAGTTAGCCGTGGCTGGAACCTTACGCAAGGACCGCCATTCGGACCTGACCAGTCCTGAACCCACGGCAGGGCGGCCTGATGCGCCGGCAGACCTGCCGAAGTTGGCCCAAGAGGAATGGGACCGGCTCATGTGGGCATTCGAGGACATGGGGATGCTGCACAAGGTGGATGGCTTCGCAGTGTATCAGCATTGCCGCCTGTACGCCGAGACGGAAGCGGTAGCGGAACAGCAGGCCGAGTGTGAGGCATCGATCGACGTACTGGAGCAGAACATCCCCGATGTGACGGGGCCAGACCTGGTGCAAGTGTTCGCGCAGATCGTGATCCTGCGGAAGCTCGTCTCCAAGTGTACGGACCAGTTGCGGTCGGGGCGGATGGCGATCCGGCAATACCTCACCGAGTTCGGGCTGACGCCAGCGAGCCGTGGGCGGATCAAGTTGCCGCCGAAGGCCCAGGGGGTTGACGAGTTTGAATCGTTCCAAATGAAGCGGGTGAAGTGAGCCGGATCAAGCCGCGGACCCATCGTGTCCATCGCTACGCGCGAGACGTGCAGGGCGGGGCGCGTGTCGCGGGGCCGTTAGTCCGGTTGGCGTGCGCGCGTCACCTCCGCGATCTACACGACGCCAAGACGAAGGGGTTTGCGTTTAACGAGGACGCGGCCGACCACGCGATTGACTTCATCGAGAAGTGGGTGCGCCTCCCGGATACGACCGACGACCAGGGACAGGCCAAGCCGTTCATGCTCGAGCCGTGGCAGGCGTTTATCGTCGGATCGCTGTTTGGGTGGAAATGGACGGCGAGCGGCCATCGCCGGTTTCGCAATGCGTTCATCGAGATCGGGAAGGGCAACGGCAAGACCCCACTGCTGGCGGCGATCGGGTTGTATGGGCTGATGATGGACGGCCAGAAGGCGCCTGAAATCTACGCGGCGGCGGCGGATCGTGACCAGGCGATGATCATGTACCGCGATGCCGTGCGTATGGTGGACGCCTCGCCCGAGCTGTCCAAGCGCATCGTGAAGTCGGGCGTGCAGCACGTCCATAACATGGCGTACGGGCTGGGATTCTTCCGGCCATTCTCCCGAGAACAGAGTGCGAAGTCTGGCACCCGTCCGCATATGGGCCTGATCGATGAGGTCCATGAACATCCGAACGCCGATATTGTGAACAAGATTCGCGCGGGCGCGAAGGGCAACATGGATGCCCTGTTCCCGGAAATCACCAACAGCGGGTGGGATCGCACGTCGGTGTGCTGGCAGCATCACGAACATTCGCGGCGGATTGTCGATCAGACTGTGGAGGACGAGCGGTGGTTCGCCTATGTCTGCACGTTGGACGATGGCGACGATCCGATCGTGGACGAGTCCTGCTGGTTGAAGGTCAACCCGAACCTCGGTATCTCGATTCAGAAGGAATACCTACGCGATCAGGTGTCGGCGGCCACGCATATCCCGGTCGAGAAGAATACGGTTCTGCGGTTGAACTTCTGCGTATGGACGCAGCAGCAGACCCGCGCGATCGATATGGTGAAGTGGCGGGCGTGCCCACCCCCGCCAAAGGAAAGCGAGTGCATCGGGCGCCCGTGTTTTGGCGCGCTCGATCTCGGGCAGACCGATGACTTTTCCGCGTGGGTGCGGATCTGGGAGTTAGAGAACGGGCAGATCGCGGTGAAGTGTCGGTTCTGGTTGCCGCGATTCGCGCTGGAGAAGTATCCGCATCGACCCTATGCCCAATGGGAGCGGGAGGGGTTGCTGGAAATCACCGAAGGCGACGTGACCGATTACGACGTGATCGAGCAGGCCGTGAAGGACGATTGCCAGCGTGACGGGGTGCGTCTGGTGGCCTATGACAAGCGGTTCGCGGAGCAGTTGTCCCAGCATCTTCGCGGAGCGGGGATCGAGATGTTTGATCAGGCTCAGGGCTTCCAGTTGACCGAGGCGATCCGTCGAAAGGGCGAACTGATTGCGGCCGGACAGTTGCGCCACGGCGACAACGCGATCCTAACATGGATGGCCGACAACTACGTGGTGCGAAACGGGTCCATCAATCCGAAAGACGTGCGGCCCGACAAGGAACGCGCGGCCGAGAAGATCGATGGACAGGTGGCGCTGGATATGGCGCTGGCGGTGTGGGTTCGTCAGCCGGTTCACACTGAGCCGTCTGTGCTTGCGGAGTGGGTCTAATGTCCGACTACGAAATCATCCGGCCAAAGTCGAAGGCGACAGGACTCGCGCGGTTCGGGCAGGCGCTTCGATCGATCACGCTCGGGCCGTGGAATCCGCGCGACCGGCAGATCGCCCGGTACTTCGGCGGGGCGCCCACGAATGCTGGCGTCTCAGTGAACGAACAGACCGCCATGAACTATTCCGCGGTCTGGGCGGCGGTGAACCTGATCGCGGGCGACGTGGCGAAGGTGCCGCTGGTGCTGTTCAAGGAACTGGAGAATGGCGGGAAACAACGGTTTGAGTCACACCACGTCTACCGGCTAATCCACGATCGGCCCAACCCCCAGATGGCGTCGGCCGTGTTCCGCCGCACGCTCCAGGCGCACAAGATGATCTGGGGTAACGGCTACGCAGAGATTGAACGCGACGTGTCTGGGCGCCCGATTGCGCTGTGGCCGCTGATGCCATATGCCGTGCAGCCCTACGTGGAGACTGGTGTACTGCGGTATCGCGTGTTCAACCCCTCGACGCCTCCAGTGGAGTTGGCGGCGTCTGACATGATCCACATCCGCGGGCTGGGTGGCGATGGGACGTGCGGCCAGTCGGTGATCCCATGTGCGCGTGAATCGCTCGGCCTCGGCATTGCGGCGGAACGGTTCGGGGCCACGTTCTTCGGGAACGGATCGACATTCGGCGGCGTGATCCGGTATCCCGTGGGCATCGGCGGCAATCCGCAGACGCGGAAAGAGAACCGGGAAGCGATCGAGAAAGTCCACACGGGCGTGGATCGCGCGCATCGGTTCCTGGCGCTCTACGAGGGCGCCGAGTACCAGCAGCTCGGCGTCCCGCCCAATGCCGCGCAGTTTTTGGAGACGCGCGAGTTCCAGATCGAGGAAGTCTGCCGCTGGTTCAACGTCCCGCCGCATAAGATTCGGCATCTTAAGAACGCGACGTTCAGCAACATCGAGTCGCAGAGTATCGAGTACGTCGGGGATACGCTCGAGCCGCATTGGGTGGATTGGGAACAGGAACTTGAAATCAAGTTGATCCCGCCACTGGAACGGAACCAGCAGACCATCGAGCATGTGCGCCAGGGATTGCTGCGGGGTGATTCTGCCGGACGTGGCGAGTTCTACTCCAAACTATTCTCCATCGGTGCGATCACGATCAACGAGATCCGCGACTTCGAGGGCTTGAATCCCGTGGATGGCGGTAACACGGCGTTCGTGCCGCTGAATGCGCTGCCGCTGGATCGGATTGGCGAATACTACGACGCGATCATCGAGGAAAAGACCGCGCCACCACCTCCGCAGAAGCCTGATCCAAACGCCCCACCACCGCCGAATCAGCAGCAGATGGACGAGATGAAGGCCGCGTGGGATGTCGCGTTACAGGAAGCGCGGCAGCGGGCGCAACGGGCCGAGGACGCGACCGACGTAGCGACGGCGGCACTGGCGACGGCGGAATCTGACCGCGACAGGGCTGTGGCGAATGGGCAAGCCGCGATCGATGCTCGAGATGTGGAGATCGTGGCGCTGCGCGGCGCCGTGGCCGATGCGAATGCGGCATTGACTACTGCCAACGGTATCGTGGCGGAACTCACATCCGAGCGCGAAGAACTCATCACGCAGGCGAACGAGAGTAAGGCGTCCGAGAAGTTTGCTCGTCTCTATGAGTCGGACGCCTGGCACGCGGCGGTGATGCTCTCGCAGGAATGCGATGTGTTGGCCGCCAGACGCGACGAACTGACCGCAAGCCTCGCGGACGCACACGCGGAAACTGCGGAGGCGACGACCGCGATGGCGGCAGCGACACGGGACGAGATGGCGGCGGATGCCGAGCGCGATACCGCCACCGCACGCGCGGATGCGACGATTGCGGAGGCTGCGGCGTCTATCGCGGCGGCGGTCAGCGAATCCGACACGCTCAAAACCGAACTCGCGCAGGCCCGATCCGAGATCGCCACCGAACTAGATCGCGCCCGCAATCAGAAGGCCACGCTGCTCGCGGCGATGCGGTCGCTGTTCGTGGATGCGTCCGAGCGGCTGCTACAGAAGGAAGCCGACCGCGCCAGGAAGCAACAGGGATCGCCAGCCAAGTTGAAGGCGTGGATCGACTCGTTCTACCCGCTACACAAGGAGTCATGCCGGAGCGCGTTCCGGCCACTGGTCGGGCCGTGGACGGCGATTACGGGTGGGGCACCGGGGCTGCTGCTGGATCGGTTGGTGGCCGAGCACGTTGACGCCTCGCGCTCGGCGCTGTCGCTGGCTGCGGATGTGGATGATGGCGACGAACTCGCGGCCAACCTGGAGCGGGTATTAGGGCGATGGGAATCCGAGCGGGCCGAGGCGATGGCCGATGCGCTGGTGCATGAAGGGATGGCTGGTCATGGATAACGTCGAACGTCGTGCCTTCGTGGAGTGCCGAGCGGAAGCCTCCGACAACGGGAAGAAGATCCGCGGCTACGCGATCCGCTTCAATGCCTTGAGTCAGGACTTAGGCGGCTTCAAGGAGTTCATCGCCCCGGAAGCCGTGGATCGCACGATAGCCGAGGGGTTGGATGTACGGGCGCTGGTCGATCACGACAGCGGCAAGGTGCTCGGGCGCACGCGGGCGGGCACGCTGCAACTGCGGAAGGATAGCAAGGGGCTGGCCATCACCATCGAACCGGACCCCGACATCAGCTACGCGGGCGACATCATGCGCTCGGTGGCCCGCGGCGACGTATCTGGCATGAGCTTCGCCTTTCGCACGATTGATGATTCGTGGAACTACGAAGGCAAGATGCCGATCCGCACGGTCAACGACATGACCATCAGCGAGGTCAGCATCGTCACGTTCCCGGCCTATACGCAGACCGATGTGAGCGTGGCGCAGCGGTCGCTGGGGGCATTCGTGATGCTGCACGGCGGGGATCGGATCGCCTGGAGGCAGAAATGGTCGAAGAACCGCCGCGCGAGTTGAAGCCCCGAGGGCGCCCGCGAGAGGTCATCGATCCCGTAAGGGTGACGGTGCGCGTGTCCGGTGCGGCCTATGACCGTCTGGATTCGTTGGCGAAGGCGCACGGGAAGACCGTCCCGGAAGTCATCCGCCGCGCTATTTCGGCGCTGGAAAATAGACCGCGCCCGTAAGGCGTGCCAACCTAGTAACAACTAACACAGGGAGTCCGCGCGTTTCACCCCGGCGGCGTTCGGGGCGGCTGCGGACGCTAAACGATAGTCCCACCCGGCGGCGTTCGGGTGCGCTATCCACAACCGCGAATCCATCGAATTGGGTTCGTGCGTGGGTAACGCGCACCAGACGCCATGTGTCGTCGCCGTTCCTCGCACGACCGAGGAACAGCGAAATGACCAAAGCAGAACTCCTGGAACAGAAGGGCCGCCTCGTCGGGCAGGCCGATGAAATCCTCACCAAAGCCAAAGAAGAAGGCCGCTACGACCTGACCGGCGACGAAGACAAGCGCTGGAGCGACATCCACGCCGACGTGGACAAGATCACGGCGTTCGTGGCCAAGATGGACAAGCAGGACGGGCTGGCCGAGCCTGTCGGCCGCCGCAGCGAACAGCCGCAGCCCACCGAGAACCGTGGCCGCACCACCGGTCGCGCGCTCACGGAGAGCGACCGCGCCGAAGCGCTCCGCGCCTGGACCCTCTCGGGCCTCCCGAACCAGCCGATCACCGACCACCAGCGGGACCTCGCGCGTCGGTCTGGCCTCGACCTCGGCGCCAAGAGCATGACCTGTTCGTTCGGGCCGGCGCTCCGCGACACCTCGCCCGAGTCGATCCGCGCGTGGAAGCAGGCGTACAGCGAACAGCGCGCGGCCCTGACGGGGGCGCAGTCCACGACCACGACCGGCGGCTACACGGTGCCCGACGAGATGATGGGCGCCCTCGAGGTTGCGCTGCTGGCCTTCGGCGGTGTCCGTTCGGTGGCGACGGTCATTCGCACGGCGACGGGTGGCCCGCTGCCCATCCCGACGACGAACGACACGGCGAACAAGGGCGAGATCATCGCGGAGAACGTCACGCAGAACGAACTGGAGATGACGTTCGGCCAGCTCGTCCTCGATGCCTACAAGTACACGTCGAAGTACATCCTGGCGTCGGTCGAGTTCCTCCAGGACAGCTCGATCAACGTGTCGCAGTTCCTCGGTGAAGCGCTGGCGAACCGGATTGGCCGGATCACGAACGACCACTTCACGACCGGCACCGGCTCGCAGCCGAACGGCATCGTGACGGCGGCCACCTCGGGCGTCACGTCGGTCGCGGACCCGCCCACCTACGACAACTTCGTGGATCTGGTTCACACGATCGATCCCGCGTATCGCGCGAACGGCAAGTTCATGTTCAACGATACGACGCTCAAGAGCATCAAGAAGATCAAGATCCTCCAGTACTCGGGGGACACGATCGGCGTGCCGCTCTGGTCGCCTGGACTCACCGCGAATCAGCCGGACACCATTCTTGGCTATCCGTTCGTGATTAACCAGTCGATGGCGTCGCCGGGATCGACCGCGAAGAAGGTGCTCTTCGGAGACTTCTCGAAATACATCGTCCGCGACGTGCGTGACTTCACGCTGCTGCGGCTGGATGAGCGGTTCGCGGAACTTGGCCAGGTGGCCTTCCTCGCGTTCTCGCGGCATGACGGCGATCTGCTCGACGCGGGCACGCATCCCGTCAAGTACATGCAGCAGTCGTAAGTCGGAACTCCGGGGCCGCGTCAATTCTGCGTGGCCCCGGAATCCTTGGTTCTATGGCAGAGGAGCCGACTCATGTTAATTGACGATTGCAAGGTGACGGTGGAAGCACCGACCATCGCGGGCACAACCACGATCGATAGCGCGGCCTACGACACGTCTGGCTACGACGAGACGCTGTTCATCGTCCGACTCGGCACGCCGGCTGCGAATAACAACATCCGCGTGCAGCAGGATACGGTCACAGGCATGGGCACGGCGGCGGATCTGACGGGCACGCTCGTCGGCAGCGCCACGCTCAACCAGCACATGGTGAACGTGCGCCGGCCGGTGGAACAGTTCGTGCGCGTGCGCGTGACGCGCGGGACATCGACCACCATCGACACGATCACGGTGATCCAGTCTGGGCCTCGGACACGCCCTGTGACCCAGCCCGCGACTTCCATCAGCGAGAAGTGGATCAGCCCCGCGGAAGGCACTGCGTAACGCATGACGATCCGATTCCTTCAGACGGTGCAGTCGGAGGCGTCGGGGTATCCCTTCATGGCGGGACAGGTGATTTCGGTCCCTATCCCGTCACCGTATCTCTTGAGCCTATTGGATGGGGTCCGCGCCGAGGCCATCGTCACCGACGACATAGAGCGCGCCATCGAGCCGGACCCCATCCAGCCGGAACCCGCGAGAAGGAAAGGACGACAGCGACGTGTCCAGCGCCACTGAGATCCCCTGCACCTGGTATGTGTCCACCGCCCCGATCACGGAGCCGGTGACGCTGGCCGAGGCGAAGGCGCAGGCCCGCATCCTGGACGACAACTCTGATCCCACGCTGACGCGCGACATCATCGT